GCTTGCCTCCTTCACCAAGGACGAGCCGGAAGCCCTGACGAAGACTCTGGCGGCTGACTACAAGCTGGCGAATGAGATTCTCGACCGCCATGCTAGTATCAGCATCAACCCGAAGCACCAAGAGCCTAAGTGGACCTTCATCATGGGCAACCATGAGGACCGCGTTCGCCGCTTCGCTGACAAGAACCCTCAACTGAAAGGCATCATCGACGTAGACGTGAACCTGAGACTCAAGGAGCGCGGCTTCAAGGTCGTCAGGAGCTACCCTGACCATGAGACACATCGCATCGGCAACGCATTCTTCCACCACGGGCTGTATACCAGCGCGAACCATCCAAAGAAGATGGCGGACAACTTCGGAGTAAATATCTTCTATGGACATACCCACGACGTACAATCATACAGCAAGGTCTTATGGGGCAAAGACAAAACTATTGTCGGACAATCGTTGGGCTGTCTCTGCAATTACGACTTGGATTACGTTGGCGGTTCTCCTACTAACTGGCAACAGGCAGTCACCACATTCTACTTCCGTGCTGATGGATTCTTTAACCACTATGTCAGTCGGATATTCAACCACAAGTTCACGGCTCCCAATGGAAAGACCTACAAGCCATAACTCAGCAGGAAGCACGAACGAATGAATCCAACGGGTGTCACAATCCCGTCTGAGCTTGAGTCGCGGTCAATCATCGCGTGGATAGAGAAAAATCAGATTAAGAACGAGAAAGGGGAACGGATAGACTTTTATGACTACCCGTTCCTTTATGACATCTACAGGGACAAGAGCCAGAACCTCGTCGTAGTGAAGTGCGCTCAGTGCGGACTCTCGACGTGCGAGTGCATCAAGAACCATTACGACGCTCGGCACGACAAGATGGATATTATTTACACGCTGCCAACGGACGCCGATGTGGTGACGTTCGTGAGCGGTAAGGTAAATCGTATCATCGCCAACAACCCGTGTATGCTCGCGGACGTTGCTGACAAGGACAGTATCTTCCAGAAGCAAGTAGGCCAGTCCATGATTTACTTCCGTGGTACATGGACCAACAAGGCCGCGATTATGATTACCGCTGACCGACTCGTACACGACGAGAAGGACAGCAGCAAGCAGGATGTCGTCGAAGACTTCAAGGCTCGTCTGGACGGCCAGCGTTCCAAGAAGCAGCGGCACGTCTTCTCCCACCCCTCAGTCGTCGGTCATGGAGTGGACGTAGAGTGGAACGACTCGAATCAACGCGAGTGGTTCATCACCTGTCCGCATTGCAAGATGGAGCAGTACCTCACATGGTCAACCACAGACCCAAGCCAGATGTCAGTGGACCTAGAGCGTCAGATATACGTCTGCAAGGGATGTAACGGCGAACTGAGCGACGACGACCGCCGCTTCGGACGCTGGAAGGCACGGAAGAGCAAGAAGGGAGCCAAGTATAGCGGATACCACATCTCGCAACTCATGGCTCCGCGCATCAGTGCAAAGGACATCTGTGAAAAGTGGAAGCTCGTCATGCTCGCGCAGCAGACGGAGGAATACTTCTACAACAAAGTCCTCGGCCTTCCCTACGCCAGCAGCGACAGCAAGGTGAACGAGGAAGACATCCTCGGCTCAGTGACGGAAGAGAAGAATCCGATGGATGCTCGCGTCATCATCGGCGTCGATACGGGCATCAAGCTGCGCTTCGTCGTCGGCAATCAGTACGGAGTCATAGGATACGGCGAGCGCGACTCATGGGAGCCGCGTGAACCGACAGCAGACGACCCGCGACCAGCAGTGAAGATGGAAGACAGCATCGAGGGACTACTCAAGATGTTCCCGAACGCCATCATGGTCATCGACGCCAACGGAGACATCAAGGGAACACGCGAGCTACAAGAGAAGTATCCCGGTCGCGTCTTCCTCTGCTTCTACAGACTCGACCGCAAGAGCCAGCAGCTAATCAAGTGGGGAGAGAAGCACGAAGCCGGAACGGTCGTCGTTGACCGCAACCGCATGATATCCCTCGTCGTCAGCGAATTCAAGGACAAGCGTGTTCGACTCTTCAACGGAACGAGAGCGCAGTACGAAGACTACTGGCTGCACTGGTCACACATCAGGCGCATCGTGGAAGAGAGCAACGTCGGGACGCCGGAATACACTTGGGTCCGCTCAGACCGCGACGATTGGGTACACGCCCACGTCTACTACCGCGTCGGCCTCGAACGCTTCGGACAAGCTGGCGGCGTGAGTGGTGCTGGAATCGACATCCAGCCCAACAGCTACGAGATTCGCCCGAACGGAACCATCGGCGTAGAGGATATTGATATGCTCAAGCTCTTCAACAGACAGATGGACGACGAAGACGACGACTGGCGCAATCGGTAAAATCTTTGACAGGACGCGCTGGAAATGGTACAATGGTATAGTTATCGTCCTCGTCAGAAAAAACGCTCTCCGACCAAATCTGGTTTTTTCTCCGCCTTATTTTTTCACCCTCGATTCCAAACTCACTAACTAGCCGATTGAGACTCGCTATGAAAGGCAAACAGAAATCAAATGAACAGTCTCATCGACGCAGGACTATCACTGCTCGGCAAAACGCCGAACCGGGTCAAGCCGGAAAACGATAGCAGCAAACAGGGCGTGGCATCCGACAAGGAGCCAGCCCTCACAGTAGATACCGACAACGAGGAACTCTCCCGCGCAGCCAAGCGTCGCCAACAGAAGTGGGAAGACTCGACGGTGAAGAGTGAGATGGACCTCAAGGGCAAGGAGAACGAGAACTACTGGAAGGGTCAGCAGTACCAGCCCACGAACCTCGACGTGAGCCGCCCGATGGTGGACAACGCCATTTGGGAAGCGATGGAGACCCATATCCCGATGGCGACCAAGAAGAACCCGGAGCCGATGGCCGCGCTCGCAGAGAGTGAACAGGAGGACGAAGGCAAGCTCACGTTTGTCCGCTCGCTGACGAAGAAGCTCGCTGAGATTGCTGACGAGATTAAACTGCGACTGAAACTCAAGACCGCTGCACGGTTCAACGAACTGTATCTGCTCTCGGTCGCCAAGATTGGTTGGGACTTGGACAGGAACATCCCGACTGCAACCGTCATCCGGCCTGAGAAGATGATTCTCGACCCCGATGCGACGATTGACCCGTCAGAAGGATACACTGGCAAGTACCTCGGTGAGTACCGCACGATGGAAGCCGACGTGCTGCTCAAGGTGCTTGAGGACAACGACGGCGAAGCGGAAGGCATCGAACTCATCAACACGCTCGTCGAGAAGGACACTGGCACCGACATTCGATTCATCGAGTGGTGGGAGAACGACAAGCTCTACTGGACGATTGGAAAGACGGTCCTCTTCAAGAAGAAGAACATCAACTGGAACGAAGGTGGCGTTGACCCGGTGAGCGGGAAGGAGATTCCCGGCACCAACCACCTCACGTCGCCGTCGATGCCGTATGTCTTCCTATCCGTGTTCAACCTCGGCAAGTCTCCCGTAGATGAAACTTCCAACACCTGTCAGAACCTCTCGAACCAAGACCGACTGAACAAGCGCAACCGCCAAATCGACAAGGCGGTGGACAAGATGCTCGGCGGCACGGTTGTCTCGCTCGCCAACGCCGGACTCACGCAGGAAACTGTCGGACCCGTCGCAAAGGCGTTGCAGAACACTGGCGTCGTGGCGATTCCTAGCGGACGCCCCGAAGATGCCATCAAGCACATCGCTGGCGAATCGCTCCCGGCTGATGTCTACAACGACCGCAACGATGTCCGCAATCGCGTCAAGGACGTTTGGGGAACTCGCGGCTCTACTTCTAGCGGACTGCTGGAAGATAAGACAGTGCGCGGCAAGTACCTGAACGCTCAGAAGGACGGCGACCGCGTTGGCGGCAGCGTCGCTGAGTACCTCGAACAGTTCGCTGACGACATCTACAACTGGTTCGTCCAGATGATGTACGTCCACGACCCTGAATTCGTCGGCATCACGCCCCCGAAGGTCAAGGTGTCCGTGAAGGAAGGCTCGCTGCTCCCGAAGGATGCTGCATCGCTCGCGGCGGAAGCGGTCGAACTCGCAACGGCTGGCCTCATGTCGAAGCTCGACCTCTACAAGAAGCTCGACTACTCGAACGCGGAAGAGATGGCAGCGAACGCTTGGCTCGAAGTCAACGCGCCGGAAGTCCTCTACAGCAAAGACCCGCGTGTTGCACAAGTCATGGCTCAGAGGGCAGCACAGGCGCAGCAGGAACCGCCGAAGGCTCCTAGCATCAGCATCGCCTACGACTCAGTGCCGCCCGATGGTCAGGCACAGATTCTCGCCAAAGCAGGAATCGTCGTCCATCCCGAAGGCATCGCGGCTCACAACGAATTCAAGGCACAGAAAGAAAGTGAAGCGGCGGCGAAGACGGCGGAACACGGAGCGACTCTCGAAGTAGAGAAGGCCAAGGCCATGCCGAAGCCTGAGAAGAAAGGAGAATAATATGCCGTTCAAGAGCGAGAAACAGCGGAAGTATCTGTACGCGAAGAAGCCGAAGGTGGCTAGTCGGTACGCGCAGCACAAGGCCAAGCGCAACGCCGGACAGCCAGCCTTCCCTAAAATCTATTGACAACCCACAAGCATCCGTGGTATAATGGATGCATTCGCCTGTAGTCCGGCGTAGTAGGCTACAAGATAGTATGAACGACCCTATTGATGTGCAGTCCTTCACTCACCCGGCTAGGCCGAACGTGGGTGCGGACGACAGTGAGGAAACCACTGAGGAATCACAGACCGAAACGGAAACCACTGAGGGCGATGAAGCTGAGCTAGAGGAAGGTGCGGAGGAAGGTGCAGATGATGGAGGCAAGCCCAAGGGCGAGCCGAAGAAACCCGGACCTCTCCACGAACACCCCCGATGGAAAGAGCGCGAGCAAGACTGGAACAACAGGTTCGAGGCGTTGAAGAAAGAGATGTCAGAGGCAAGTGCCAAGGAAATCTCCGAACTCAAAGCTCAGATTGCCACGCGCAAGGAAGAGAACGCTGAACTTACTGAGGCCGATATCCCCGACTGGTTCAACGGGGACTTGGAAACCTACAAGAAGTTCGACGCGCATCAGACCAACCGGATGCAGAAGATGGTGTCCGCCGCCGCGAAAGCTGCGGAAGAGAACGCCGTCAACCGCATCAAGGGCGAATCTGAGCGTGAAACCAAAGCCGTCCAAGAAGCTACTGCTTGGCTTGAGAGCGAAATCTCTCGACTCCAAGACGACCCGAACCTGAATCCGTCCGGCGAACCCATCAATCGCGCCGAACTCTTCGCCATCGCGCAGGAGAACGACCTGATTGACTCGAAGGGACGCTGGAACTATCAGGCTGCAATGAAAATCCTTGCAAGGGAACAGCGGAATGACGGGGAAGACGGAGACAAAAACAAACAGACACTCAAGAAAAACATTGCCGCCATCACCACCAAGAAAGATTCAAAAGGTGGAGGCGCACAGAAGCGCATCGCAAGTGCCGACTCCTTGAAAGGCAAGGGTTGGGACGATTTGGACAACGATTAGACCACGCATCAAAATAAAACGATGACTTCTGTGATTAACAAACATCACAAAAGTCTAATATGGCCGAACTTTACGGACAGCGCATTCAAACGACTGTCCAGACCAAATATCTGCCGAAGGTTGCAGACACCGTGCTGAACTCCAACGTCGTCTTCCAGCGAGCCGTTCGCTCCGCGAAGAAGTGGGATGGTCGCACGATTCGTAAGCCTGTCAAGTACGCTAAGAACACGACTGGTAGCTCGTTCTCTGGCTTCGACACTCTCGCGGTTTCCGCTACCGACAACCGCGTGAACATGGAATACACCCCGTCTTGGTATCACATCGCTGTCGCCCTCCCGATGGACGAACTCGCGGTCGCTGACACCGAAGCGAAGGTGCTGAACCTGATGAAGCTCACGATTCAGTCCGACACGGAAGACATGGCCGACGACCTCGGTACGCTCTTCTACGCTGACGGTACTGGTAACTCCAACAAAGACCCGCTCGGCCTCGCCGCGCTCGTTGACGATGGTACGACCGTCGCCACCATCGGCGGACTCGCTCGCTCGACCTACACCACGCTCAAGTCCACTGTCACGTCCTCGTCTGGTACGCTCACGCTTGCCAAGATGGACACGCTCTGGAACGCGGTGGTCGCTGGTACGAACAAGCCGACCACGATGCCGACGACTGAATCCATCTTCTCGTTCTTCGGTCAGTTGCTCCGTCCGCAGGAGCGCATCAACAAGTCCCTCGGTCGCGTGAAGGGCATGGTTGGTAGCACGGGCTTCACTGGCCTCGAATTCAACGCGATTCCCGTTGTCGCTGACGAGAAGGCTACCTCTGGTATGCTTCTCTTCCTCAACGAAGACACCGTTGACTTCTACGCTCTCCCGAACCCGCTCGCCAAGTCGGTCCAGTATAGCGGTCAGATTGAGGGCAACGACTACGAAGCCCCGGTTGGCCTCGGCTTCTCTTGGAGCGGTTGGCTCACCCCGACGAACCAAGCTGGTGTGGTCGGTCACATCTACTTCGGCGGTCAGTTCTGCATCTCGAACCCGCGCTTCAACGGCAAGCTCACTGCCATCACGGGCATCTAAACAGTCTATTGGTCTGTAGGCGAGGACACTACTCGCCTACAGGACAATGGTTAATAAACACATACTATGACTGTTGATGTCCTGAAACAGTATATGCCGGGAATCAGGGAGCATGGCATCGTCACCGATGTCACTGGTACTTGGTCCGGCATCCAAGCCTTCACTGCCGCGAACACCCACACGGGCGCGGAAACGCACAGTGGAGCGGAAGTCCACACCGGGCAGGAAATCTTCTCGACGGCACCCATCATCCGCAAAAACATCCTCGCCTCATCTGGTAATACCACGATGACGGCAGGAATGAGCGGCTCTGTGATGCTCATGGACTCCGCGACGGTTGACTACACGCTCCCGGCCATCGGTGCTAGCGACATCGGAATCAGCTTCGACTTCGTTGTGACCGTCACCTCGACCAACCAGAGCATTACGGCTGGCGCAGCCGACCTGTTGATTGGCTCAATGACGTTCATGGACGCTGCGACCCCGCTGTTCGATGTCTTCACCCCCGACGTTTCCGACGACCTCATCTTCTCAACCAACGGCTCTACGACGGGTGGACTCATTGGCTCTTGCTACACGTTCACTGCTATTAGCGCGACTCGCTGGTGGGTTTCCGGCTTCAACCTCGGTAGCGGTGCTGCGGCGACTCCGTTCTCCTAATAAAACAGATACAAACAAACTATGACCCTTCTCATCGGAACTGGTCCGCAGATGGTCGCTCAGAAGCTCCACAGCGAAAGCTCGACGGGACTTCACGACCTCGGCTCCATCGTCCACACGAACAAAGGACAGGTTCTCAAGTATTGCAAGGCTGGTGGCACCACGCTCGTCATGGGCAAGTTGCAACAGGCTTCTGCTGAGGACACCTCGAACTTCCAAGCGTTGACGATTACTAACGCCGCTGCTGGCGACCTCTCCATCACCACGACCACCACGGTCACGTTGACGGCCAACCAGCTTGCGGGTGGTATCATCACGGTTGAGTCAGCCACCACGGGTGCTGGTCAGATTCTCGGCATCAAGTCGCACCCCGCCGTCACTGCCGCTGCCGTCACCTTCACCCTCGAAGACCCGGTTGTGGTCGCCACGACTGGCACTGCGCTCATTGACGCGATTCCGAACCCGTACAGCGGCGTTGTGGTCAACCCCACCTCTGCCACGTCTGCCCCGGTCGGCGTCGCGGTCTTCAACATCACCAACGCCTACTTCGGTTGGCTCGGTGTCGCTGGTCCGTTCTCGGTCCTCGCTGACGGTGCGCTCACTGTTGGTACGGCTGTTGACGCCTCCAACGCCACGGCTGGTGCTGTCGAGGCGCATCCCGAAGCTGGCGTTCAGGCTCCTGTCGGCACTGCCATCACTGGCGTTGCCACCACGGATTACGGGTTCGTCAACCTCCGGTTGCTCTAAGCCAATTGTGGCTTCGCCCACTCCCTCACTAGTACGGGGGTGGGACGAAGCCGTAAGCCACTATAAACCTTATAGGCGCATGGGGAATTCGCCTACCCCGCAAATCATATGAACACCAACGAATTCGCAAACGTCAACGCTTGGTTCACGAACATCGACAAAGAACCGTTTGACATCGTGTGGGGCGGCAAGGTCCGCGTCACGCTGCAACCCGGTGAAACCAAACTGCTCCCAGGCTATCTCGCTGAGAGCGGCGGTCGCCATCTGACCAACAAGCTCTTGCTCGACACGGGCAACCCGAAGATGGAATCGTACACCTCTCCGAAGAAGCCCCGCGATGTCCCCGAATTCTGGAATCGTTTTTGCAAGATTGTCAGGGTCGATGGCTCGAAGGAACAGGCAGAGAAGCGCGACGAACTCGACACGGAAATTGAACTCCTGAACGCCGCGAAACCCGCTCCGGCTGCTGAGGAAGAGGAAGCGGAAGACGACTTCGAGGACGACGAAGAGGCTGTTGAAGAGAAGAAGGAAGAGGTTGTCGAGGAAGAGAAGGTCGAAGCGGACGAAGACGATAAGCCCAAGAAGGCCAAATCTAAAAAGAAGTAAAATAAACACATGGCACCCATCAGTTCATCATTCGCTAGGGATGCTAATGGCGTTCCCATCGCATTTGATGGGCTGACGACCTCCGTGAGTCAGACGCTCTCTGGAAGCAACACCACCGTTTCAACTCCGCTCTTTCGTATCACAGGCTCAATTGAGGTTCGTGCATTATACGGAGTCGTGACAACCGTGCTTGGGTCCAACCTAACGGCAACCCACTGGCGTTTGAACGACCAGACTGCTCAACCCGTGATTACGCTGGTTACTGGAACTACCATTAGCTCTGCTACAGTTGGAAGCGTCCTGAGTCGCAGAAACTTGGTTAGCGGAGCATTGACGCTAATGAACGCATCGGCGGGAATTGTGAATGACCCCATCGCTGCAACCGCCCCGTCTTACTTCATGCCGTTCGTTCTGGTCCAAAAGACCGCTGGCGTGAACTCGGATATTGAATTCACCTACACGACGACGAACACGCCGACATCGGGAGTGATTAAACACTATCTGCGATGGATTCCGCTCTCTGATGATGGAAACGTAACCGCGTTGTAAGCTATGCCTGTATTGCCGAAGCCGAAAGAATTGAAAAAGCAGCCGGACGCTTCGGCAATCGTGGCGAGTAAGGAACGTATACGCAAGCTCGCGGCAGAAGAGTCGCGGCTCATCAGAAGCATCAACGACAAACGCGCAGAGATTAAGGAAGTCGAAGACAGGTTGAAGGAAGTGAACGAGGAAGGCCAGCCGCGCCTTCTCGTCAGGAAGACTGTGCTGGAAGAGGAAGTCGCAACGCTTGAAGCGCGGCGACGCGACGCACAGAAACCAGTTGACCTCAAGCTGCAAGAAATCGCAGCCCGTGAAGCCAACATCAGCGACACCGTACAGGAAGCACTAGCCATCTCCGACAAGAACGCAGAAGAGTCAAAGAGGCTCGAAGCGATGGCGAAGGCAGCGGAAGCAAAGGAAGAAACGGCAAACGCACTACTCAAGAGCGCATCGAAGCGCAACAAGGATTCGGAAGACGCGGCGGAAGAACTGCGCGGCATGACCAAGGCGTTCGCCAAGGAACGCGCAGAAGCTATCGCTGAGCAGGACGAGCGACAGAAAGAACTCGACCGCGAAGCTCGGCGGCTCCAAGAGCGCGACAAGGCTCTCGACGAACGGAAGGCAGGACTCGACAAGGAAGAGAAGAGGCTGAAAGACGAGGACACCCGCATCAGGGACGGCTACCGCAACCTCGAAGCAGCGAGGAAAGAAATCTTGGGAAAATAATATGGCAAACGCAGGACGCGACGCAAACGGGATTCCCACCAAGCTCGGTCTACTGAATTCGGATGGCAGCAGCACGGCGCAACTCAAGGCGAACGCCTCGACGCACGAAGCACTGGTTGATGACGGCTCAGCCGGAAGCGACCTCTCAGGTGAAGTCGCCGGACGCGATGCCAACGGGGTAACGTCGATGATGGCAGTATCGAACGCTGACGGAGTGACGCCAGTTCAACTCTATATCAACGCTTCTGGTGAGCTACTGGTAAAATCGACGTAAGCACATGACCGAAGCAGGGCGAGACAATAATGGAGTCTGGACGCTAATCGCGCTTTCGAGCGTCGATGGCGTTACGCCCGTGACGCTTTGGGCAGACCCCGTGACCCACAGACTGTTGGTGCAAACCACAGTCTCGTTTGCTTTAGACGACCTTTCGGATGTCGTGATTACAAGCGGGGCGCAGGGGGACATTCTGTATCACAATGGAACGAATTGGGTCAACCTAGCAGCCGGGACGAACGGACACTTCCTCAAGACGCAGGGAGCAGGAGCAAACCCCGTATGGGCAGAGGCTTCTGGCGGAGCGGGAACGCCCGGTGGCGCAGATACGCAAGTTCAATTCAACGACGGCGGCTCCTTTGGTGGGGACGCTGGATTTGTGTATAACAAGGCAACCGATACGGCAACGCTCGTAAACCTCGTTGCCACCACGGTCGCGGTTTCGGGAGGCATTACCTCTACCGTTGCGAACACCGTGAACGTCGTCGGCCTGACGGTTACTCAGAACGACACCACGAACAACCCAAGGGCAGTCTCTCTCGTAAACACTGGAACGGGCGCAACGCTGTTCATCGACCCGAACGGCAACGCCTCCACGTCCACGTCTGTCGGAGGCGCGATTCTGTTGGAGAACACCGGGAACTCTGGTGCGGGTATGGTCATCTACTCGAACCATGCCACCGCCACTGGACGCCTTCTCTCCGTCCGTGCCGACAACACCGGGTTCGCCACGCAAGTCGTCTACGTCGAGAACGACGGCGCGAGCCACGCTGTCTCCATCGTTCACAACTCTACGGGAGCGAACGCGCTCGGCTTGAGCATCGTATCCGTCAACCCGAATGACACAACGCTCGGCATCAACGGTCAGGAAACAGGGAAGGGAACCTTCAAGGTGACGCACACCTACGTTGGCACGGCAGACACCAACGCCTCGGCCATTTCAATCCTACTTGGGGGCACCTCTGCCGGAACCGCTGCCCAAGGAATCTTCATGGACTCCACGGCGGGACAACCGACTACTGGCAAACTTCTCAACTTGAGAAATGACGGAGCGGAAATGCTCACGCTCAGCGCGGCTGGCGTACTTGCTACGGCTGGAAGCCACGTTCCGACCGTCAGCGACACCGCAGCCCTCGGAACGACCGCGCTCATGTGGAGCGACCTGTTCCTCGCCTCTGGCGGCGTCATCAACTGGAACAACGGCGACGTTACCATCACGCACAGCGCGAACACGCTCGCGTTCGCTGGCGCATCAACGGGATATACGTTCGACAAGATGCCGACCGTTTCGAGCGTACCTGTCGGAATCCGTGGCGCAACCATCGTCATCGCACCGTCGAATGCAGCAGACACAACTCGCGCCGATGTTGTCCTGACTGGAACGGCAGACCAGACGGCCATCAACACAGCAATCGGAAACCTACCCGCCGCTGGTGGGCGAATCGTGTTCCTCGACGGGCTTATCTCCGTCAGCGGAGCAATCGTCATCAACAAGTCGAACGTCACGCTACAGGGTCAGGGCGACGGAACCAACATCAAACTTGCGAACGCCAGCAACGCGAACGTGATTGAAATGGGCGCGGCGGCTGGAAACCACTCGCGCATCACCGTAAGAGACATCTTCATTGACGGGAACGAGTCGAACCAGACCACGGGAGGAAACGGCATTGAAATAATGGCGTCCACAACGTATGCGTCGGTGCTGGATTGCAGAATCAAGAACACCCTGTACGCCAACATTTATGTCTCCGGCACAGCAGATGACGTGACCATCCACGATAACATCCTAGACACGACATCGGTTGGTGATGCATTCGCAAATATCGAAGGCGGCGGAGACAGAATTAGTATAATCGGGAACACTTGCATCAGCGGCGACTATGGCGGCATAGCTCTATACAACAGCACCACGGGCGCGGTCATCTCAGGCAACCAGATTATCACGCCGACAGGAATGGGAATCGAGTGCATCATTTGGGACGCCGTTGTTTCAGGGAACTTCATTCTCAATCCCGGCCAACAGGCGATTCTAAATGACGGGAATCCGGCGCAGATTATCGGGAACACGATTGAAGTCAGGAACAACCCGTCACAAGCCCTCATCTCATGCTCAAGCAGCGACTCGACCGCAGTGGTCGGAAACCACATAATGATTTTGACGGGTAACACGGCAGCGGTCACGGCGATTCTGCTCGGTGCCGATATGCACTCAGCGGTCGGAAACTTCATCCACTTCGAGACAGCGCAAGCCCACAAAGGAATCGTGTTCAGCAGTTCACGCTCGAACATGAACATCACGAATAACGAGATTCTGTGCGATAGCCAAACGGCGGGGTCTGTCGGCATCGACGTTTCCAGCGGCGCGAACTACACCAACATCAGTGGAAACAACACGCTTGGATTCGAGAAGGCGGTCAATGCGACAGGGGCGTTCATCACGGTAATCAACAACAACCTGTTCAACGATACCACCACGGCAATCACAGCGACCAACGCGGTGCAAACGTCCATCCAGAACAACGTGTTCAGCACGTTGACCACGGCCATCTCGATTGTGAATACGGCGGTAAAGAAGAACCTCAACATCAGTGGAAACACGGTGAACTCTTGCGGAAACAATGCGTTCAGCTTGCAGGGAATCGCGCACTCCACCATCAGCAACAACACCTTCATCGCCATCGGCACCGGGACGAACAACACCTACGACTGCATCATGCTGACAAGTACGGGCGTTGCCTACTCCGTCTACAACGTCGTGTCGGGCAACAACATCTCAAGCGTCAGTGCGAACAAGCACAGATACGGCATCCGCGAGAACTCAGCGAACGATGGTCCGAACATCATCACGAACAACGTATCGTTGAACGCGGCGACCGCGAACATCTCGACGCAACACGCCAGCACGGATGTTAGCCATAACCTGACGGTATAAACATATGGCAGAACTCCACAACCCAAACGTAGCCCCGTCGCTCCTGAGCGTCACGACCGTCGCGCTAAATGCGAACGCGGATACGACGATATACACCGTCCCTACCGGGAAGAGATGCATTCTGCACTACGCGATTCTGGTCGCTGGTGCAGATGCGGGGGCAACGTCTACAATCAGCATTGGAGCGAACGGCACGGAAACAGACTTCATCCCGGCCAACACGCTCTCGAATCTGGATGCTGCGAATGACGCGGTGATTCTCATGCCAGTACCGAATACGACCCCGGCTAAAACAAAATCCTACGCAGCGACGACCGTGATTCAAGCACAGGTCGCTAACCAATCGGGCGGAGCCACCAACACGCTGTACCTGTTTGGAACGCTATACTAGTATGAATAACTTAATTTCATCGGTGAAGACGCAAGCGGTCGAAGCGTTCGCCAGCGCACACTCCAACTTCGGTTGGAAGGTGCTGCTGGCGGGTGCCGTGACTGTCGGTGATTACCTCGTCGGGGCAGACAACCACTCCACGATGGGGATGCTCGCGGTACTCATCGGATTTGACCTCTGCACGGCTGTAATGGCCGCGCACAAAACAGGTCTGGTCATCGAGAGCCGCAAGATGCTCAAGACCACTGTGAAGCTGCTCGTATACGCGATGATGGTGTCCGGCGCACACCTGACGGAAAGCATTGTTCCGGGCGCGACTTTCCTCGACTCGACGGCAATCAGCTTCCTCGCCATCACAGAACTCATTTCAATCCTTGAGAACATCGGAAAGATGGGATACGCGACCCCTAATAAACTACTCAACAAGCTCTCGGATTTCCGAGACAAGTAAGTATGGCTATCATCAAGTATACAATTGACTCGATACTTGGTGGGCAGTCCCCATTGTATCACGGAGCGGGTAAGGGACAATTCTTGATTTCACAAGCGATTGACCCTGAAAACCAAGTGAGCAGCAAACCGTCCGGGTTCATTCTCCCGGTCGGGTACACAAAGTTTTCGTCCGCCGTCCCTTCTGGTGCGCCAATGTGGATTGTTACAAACCCGATTAACGGGAACCACTACGTCTACGCCTCAGACGGAGAATTCTACAGCTACAGCAGCACACTCGGTTCAGAGACATCCATCAGCACAGGCATCTCTGGTGCCGGAAATGGAGCGGCCTACTACAACGACTACATCTACCTAGCCACACCGACACAGGTATACCGCTACGGCACACTGAGCAGCGGACTCACTATGTCGAACGCGCTCATCGCCAACGGTGAACTTCTCGACGGATGGAACGCTGGTGCGGACACGCTCCTGACGAACACCACCTACCCCGGAACCAGAAACGTGACGTATCCGAACCACGCGATGTTCGCCCATGCGGACGGATTCCTATATCTCTGCGACTACTCGGCAACGCTAGGAGGACTCATCCACCGTATCGGAACTGACGCATCTGGAACCAACGCTGGCTCACAATACAACGTGCTTGACCTCCCGCAAGGCGTCAGGCCGTTCGCCATCAGCAACTACGGAACGGACCTCGCAATTCTTGGTTCAGTCGTCGGCTCGTCTACGACCGTCAACCAAGGCGGCTCATTCCTCTTCCTGTGGAACACCACCGACGACTCGTTCTATAGACAAATTCCCATCGCATCTCCTTGGGCAACAGCGATGGTGAACCGTGGAGGCTCTCTGGTCATTTGGGGAGGTACGCAGGACTTCGGCTATCAGGTCTTTGAGTATACGGGCGGATACGAAGTGAGTCAGATTTGGGATTCGATGTCTGGAAGCCCACCGTTCGCTGGCGCGGTAGATGTCTTCGGGGACCACGTTGCTTGGGGTGTCTACTTCAACACCAACGATGGTATCGGAACCACGAACGACGCCGCTACGATTCTGACACACGCCTATCAGAACGAGCGGCTCGGAAAACAAGCCGTTCACAACATCGGAGTAGTGGACACGCTCAACACCCTCCCGGTCATCTCGGCTCTCAAGTACGTCCAGCAGCAACAGAGACAGAAGTACCCCATCATCGGCTGGCGCACAGACTCCGCTGCCGCATACGGGATTTCCAAGATTGACTCGTCAGCCACGAAGGATTCCGTCTTCCGTTCGTCGGTGTTCAACATCGACAAGTCATTCAAGGTCAGGGAGATTCGCATTCCGCTCACGGGCGAGACTGCATCTGGCGTGACCATCACCCCGAAGATTTGGTACGACGACGCCTCAACGTCCAAGACCCTCACGACAATCAACAGCACAAACTACCCGTCGTCTAGGCACATCAAGTATAACCATTCTGAAATTGAGGAAGCTGCCACGGCTGGATACGTTGGAAAGAGCAACTTCTTCCTACAGCTTGCGTTCACTGGCACATCGAGCATTGGCGCGGCTTTGCCGATAGAGATTACGATTGAGACACTCGACGACTAGTATGCAGGAAAATAACTTCTGGCAAGACCCGAACTTCGACTACCGATTCTTGCAAAACAGATACGAGACATACTGCTGGACCCTGAAAAGCACGGAGCCAGCGACGGCGGGGAACTACTCCGTCTTCGCGCAGATGCCACGCGCAGGAGTAGTCGAAGAATTTTGGGAGAGTCACGGAACGGCGTGTTCATCCACGGGAACGCTTCAACTCGAAAAGCTGACGAGCGGAGTCGCCCTAGACAGCGGAACAGCCGTACTCTCAACCGCTCTCGCCCTGAACACGACGGCCAACATCCCACGGCGAGGAACACTCAGCACAACCCTCTCGGCCAGACAGTTCGCTAGGGGCGACAGGTTCGCGCTCAAGGACGCCAACACGCTCACGGCCACGGCGAACCTAACAGTCATGCTACTGGTGAAATACAAAAACGCATAATATGAAGTCCTACACTCAACTCAGAACCGACTACGGGAAGGCAACAAGTGACCAGTCATCGACTAACCTCGATAACGGCTCAACCCGAATGAACGACGAAATCCGGCGCGTCTGTGCGCTCGGAGATTTTCCGTTCATGCACAAGGACAGGACTCTGACCACCACAGCATCGACTCAGACATACGCCCTACCCTACGACATCGAATCGGTATCGACGGTGAAGGTCGCGGTCGGAACAACCATCTACTCGCCATCGCCCATCAACTCGCAGCGCGAATGGGACATCCTCAACTACGGCTC